CGGGGTCGCCATTCTGCCTCTAACCTTTTGATTTCTTTAGAGGTGCGGGAGAGGTGGGTGCCGGGTGCGGGAGAAAAGCGTTCCCGATATGGCCCGCCGCGACGGCTGCTCCGCGCTTCCTGTCGGCCTCCGCCGTGTAGAGCTCGGCCTCGGCCAGGCGCTTCCACCCGTACATGGCCATGAGCTGGTGGGGCGTGGCGCCAGCGTTCGCCGCGAGGGTCGCGCCGGCCTTGCGGAGGCCGTGCAGGCGCCCCGGCACCTTGGCCGCTATGCAGGCCTCCTCGAACCAATTCCCCAGGCTGGCGGCGCTCGCGAAGGGCTTGCCGCGTGCCGTGGCCATGAACGCAAGATCCGCGCCGGGTGTCGCGTTGATCGACGCCTGCAGGAGGCTGAAGACGGGGATGTGGACGACCGCGCCTGTCTTCTCGGTCGTGATCGAGATGACGCCGCCACGGACGTGCTGCCTGCCCAGCACGACGAGGTCGGAGCGGCGCAGGCCCGTGAAGAGGCCGAGGTCCATGCAGAGGCGCTCGCGCGTGCCCACCTGCCACCGCTCGTGGAAACGCGCGACCTCCTCGAGGGTCCAGGTGTGGAAGCCCTTGGACTTGATCTTGTGCCGTGTGGCACCGGCCACCGGGTTGACCGTGACCAGGTCGACCGAGAGAGCCCACGCAAAGAGCTGCGACATCACCTTCCTGAAGGTGTTGCCGGCGTGCGGCAGCCGCCTGTCGATGCCCTCGTTGATCTCCTTCTTGCCGATCGCGCGGAACGGCACGCGGCCGTTCTCGGCCAGCACGCGCTTCAGGATGTTGTCGCGCATGCGCCTGGTGGACGGCTTCAAGTTCGCCCAGTGCGCGGATCTCTTGTAGGCATCGACCAGCCACTCGAGCGTGCCGCCCTCGGCCCTCGTGGGCGGGACGGGGGAGCCCGCCAGCGCCGCGGCGTAGGCCTGGCCGAAGGCCGGGTCGGACGTGTCCGGCAGGCGGGTGCGGGGCGCGCCCTGGCCGCGTCGGAAATAGTAGACGACCTTCCCGTGGCGAGTGCGCTCGCGCTGGACGTGGGGCGGCAGGGGCTTGGGCATGGGCGCGATCATAGCCTGATCTGGCCCTTGTACTCAACCGGGCGCGCCGGGGCCTGCTCGGCCGGCAGCACCCTGACGGTGCCGTCCGGCTCGATAACGACCTGGGCGGCGCCGCAAGCTGCGGCCACCGCCTTCACGGCCTTGTCGATCTTCGCCTGGGTGAGCCGGGGCTTGGTCATGTCACTCCCCGATGATGGCGCCGAGCGCGGCGTAGCGGTTGTCGAACTCCTGCATGGCGTTTTCCCTGGCGGCCTTCAGACCGCTGAGCAGGGCCTCGGTCTGGGCGATCTGGCTGTCGTAGGAGCCGATCATCGCCGCCTTGAATGACTGGTTGTTCTGCTTCTCGATCTCGACGTTCTCGGCCAGCTTGACGATGCTCATAGATGTATTTCCCTGATGCGGTTGATGGACTGGTGGGTGACGCTGGTGACGACCGGGGGTGCGTAGGCCCGCTCGCTCCAGTCGTCGGGCTCGTGTGGCCGCCGGCGGAACTGCAGCAGGAAGCCGTAGAGCCCGGCGATGCAGGCCGCGCCGACCAGGCCGGTGACGACGCCGAGATAGAAGGGGGTCATCGCGCCTTGCCCTCGAGCCGATCGGCGACGAGCGTTGCGTAGCCGGCGATGTCGCGCCAGTTGTCGGCATAGTCCGGGTCGCCGTTGACGATGCGCGAGAGCTTCACGCAGATCATCGACATGGCGTCGAACTGGTCAGGCGCGAGCTCGATCTTGCGGCGGCGGAACGCCGTGACCAGAACACTCCGCAGGTTTCCGCAGATCGTCGCTTGCGCAAGATAGTTGCCGTAGGTCTTCCCCCGCTCGGCGAGGATCTCGTCGGTCTTCATTTTTTCATCGCCTCCATGATTGCCTCGACCACTGTCTTCTTGCCCTGCAGGCGGTCCAGCACCGCGGCGTCGAGCGTGTCGCGGGCGAGGATGTAGTGGATGAACACCGGCCGATCGTGGCCGGCCTGCGCCTGGCGCGCGGGGCCGATGCGCTCGATGATCTGCAGGTGCTCCTCGAGGTTCCAGTTGAGGCTGAAGAAGACGAGGATGTTGCCGCCGTCCTGCAGGTTCAGGCCGTGGCCCGCACTGGCCGGGTGCGCGAAGAGCAGCGGGATCTTGCCGGCGTTCCACGCCTCGATCGTCTTCGGGTTCTTATCGAGCTCGCGGCCCTGCGGGAAGGCCTTCTTCAGCCGCTCGAGGTCGTGCTTGTAGTGGTACGCCACCAGCACGGGCGCGCCGCTGGCCTCCTCAACCACGCTCTCGAGCGCGTCGATCTTCGCCCGGTGGACCTCTTCCCAATTCCCCTCGTCGTCGGTGTAGACGGCACCGCCCGCGATCTGCAGGCACTTGGACGTCTTCACGGCGGCGTTGACGGCGGAGATCTCGCCCTTGCGCAGCTCGGCCACGGCCTCCTTCCACATTTCGTCGTAGGCCTTGCGGGCGCTGGCCGGCAGGTCCACCTCGATGGGGTTGATCACGGGCTCCTTCAGGTCGAGGTAGTCCTTGAGGTCGATCGAGATGGTGATGTCGGCGATCTTCTCGTGGATCTCGCGCTCGGCGTGATCCATCGGCCCCCACACGGGGTAATTCGCGTAGGGCGCGGTGTCCTTGAACCAGCGGCTCATGTACGCCGAGTAGCTGCGGCCGAGCCGCTCGCCCTTGTCGGTGAACCACTGCACGCCCCACAGATCCTTCAGGCCGTTGCTGGCGGGCGTGCCGGTGAGGCCGATGTAGCGGGTGGCCGTGGCCGCGATGCGGGCGAGGGCCGCCGCGCGCTTCGACCCCTGCCGGGTGCGGAAGCCTTTCAGCCTGGTGCATTCGTCGGCGACGACGGTCTTGAACGGGTGGCCATCCTTGATCTCGTCGGCCAGCCACTGGAGGTTATCGTAGTTCACGCACACGACATCGGCCTCGGCGTAGAGGGCTTTTTGCCGGGCGCGGATGTTTCCGTTGACCACGCTCACGCGCAGGTGCCTGAGATGCGCCCACTTCTTGACCTCCGCCGGCCAGGTGCTGACGGCCACGCGCAGCGGCGCCACGACGAGGACCGGGAAGACATCCTCGGCCAGGGAGAGCAGGTCCAGCGCGGTGAGCACGGACAGCGTCTTGCCCCCGCCCATCGGCACGAAGAGGTTCGTGCGCGGGTGCATGCAGACGTGGCCGATGATCTGGCGCTGGTAGGGGCGGAGGTTCATTGCACCGCCTCCGCGATCCTCTCGCCAATCCAGCGCATCACAGGCACCGCCATCGAATTGCCGAGCGCCTTGTAGCGAGGGCCGTCCGGGCAATCCTCTGCGGGCTTCCCGCGCCAGGGGATCATCGTGTAGCCGTCAGGGAAGCCCTGGAGGCGCTCGCACTCGACGGGCGTGAGGCGGCGCACGGCCATACTTGCCAGCACATGAGGCTTGTCTCCGCCGCCTGATGAGGCGCGCAGGCAGTTCTGCACCTCATCACCGAGTTCCGCAGTGCTGCCGCCGTCGCGGCCGCGGAGAGAGACCGCCACCGCCATCTGCCCGCCGCCATTGGCGTGGCTCGCGTCGTGCGGCATGGCCCTGAGCGTCGGCGAGAGCTCCTGCGACGCGTCGGCACCATGATCCTTGGACGAGAAGGCGATGGCCGGTGGCTGGCCTCCCCCGTTGCTTCCCACCTTGAGCGGAGGCGAAAGACCGACCGGCGGGAAGTGGTCGCAACGGCTCTCCGTCGAATAGAAGGCCTGAACGGGAACGAGCGGCGTGCCCCGACCGGTGCCGTCTTCCGAAGCATCGAAGCCCTCGGCCCTGAGCGCATGAGCGATCAGCGTCTCAGTCTCGTAATCCTGTCGCCCCATACCGCCGGCGTTCAGGCAGTGGGAGATGTCTCCCGTGGAGGGAACCGGCACCGCCACGATCGGGTCCTGGCCGCGCGTCTCTCCGGTCCGCTCTACACCTCTGCCACCGCTTGTAAGGCACGGTGCAACTGGGTGGGCAAATCCTTGCCCCGCTTCTCGGCTCGGCGGAGAATCCCGGCGCAGGCCTTCGCGCTCAAGAAGAACCGTTGCGGGATCGAACCCGTCTCGAGCACTTGCGACAACGAACACACGGCGGCGTCGTTGGGCCAGGCCGAAGTATTGGGCATCGAGGATGCGCCACGCGACTGTTCTTTGGGGTCCAGCAACCAGACCCGCGTCTGTCCATTTCCCCCGTGGCGGAATGTAGGGGGTAACGTCTCCCGCCAGTGCGGCGAGGAAGCATCCGAAGGCATTGTCCTTGACGGAGAGGACTCCGGGTACGTTTTCCCAGACGATAACACTTGGATCGCGGCCCTGAGCCTCGCGAGCGGCGTCGATGCTGTCTGCAAGTCTGATAAACTCCAGTGAGAGGTTGCCCCGATCATCGCCCAGGGATTTGCGAAGACCCGCCACGCTGAACGCTTGGCAGGGGGTGCCGCCGACGAGCACGTCGGCGTCAGATATCCACGCCTCATGCCGCAGCGTGGTGAAATCACCGTGCAGCGGCACGCCGGGATAGTGGTGGGCGAGGACGGCGCGCGGGAAGGCCTCGATCTCGGAAAAGGCGAGGGGCTCCCAGCCGAGCGGATGCCACGCAACGCTGGCAGCTTCGATGCCGGAACAGATGGAAAGATATTTCATGCGAACACCTCGTTGAGCGCGTCGAGCGACCACACGACGTGGACGATGAACCACTGGCGCAGGATCTCGTGCTCGCGCTCCTGCAGCTTGGAGAGGCGGCCCTTGGGGGCCTTGAGCTCGACCAGCACGGGATTGCGGCCGGGCAGCATGACGAGGCGGTCGGGCGCACCCCGGCGGCCGATCCACTGCACCTTGCGGATCTCGCCCTTGGCCTCGCGGACGCGCTTCACCAGCGCCTTCTCGATCTTGCTCTCTCTCATTTGCGATACCTGTAAGTTTCAAAGCCTTCAGCATTGAGGGGGAGGCCTGCTGCCCAGCTTGGGTTGGTGGACATGACCTCGGCCAGCTCCTCGGCGGTGCAGTTCTCCGCAATGATTTCATCGTGGACATGCATGACGGGGTCGAAGCCGCGCTCCTCGGCAGTGAGGAGGCCGTGGGCGAGGATGTCGCGGGCCACCGCCTGGGTGGCGTTTTCCGAGAGCTTTCCGCCGTAGGTGCGGATGCGCTCGAATTTGCGCGTGTACTGATTAATTCCCATGTACGACAGCCCATCATCGTCAAGGCGGGCGCCGGGGTAGCAGAGCACCCGGTCAGACGGTAGGCGCATCAGCAGCCACGCCGCGTTGCGCACGAGCGCCACCTTGCCGGCCTTGAACTCATCGCCAGGCCGGTTGATAGCGCAGGCGGCAGCCTCCTCGAGATCGCGCCAGAATGCGGCGATGGCCGGATGGGCGAGACGCCACGCGCGCTTGATCGCGTCGATGCCGACCCACGTCTGTTCCGACAGTCCGAGCGTGTCGCGCTTCTCGCGCTTCATCCATTCCCAAGCCTCGCCGCTGCCCCGCACCACCTCCGGGTCGAGGGCGCCGCGCGCCGTGTCGGCCAGCTTGTCCACGTCGATATTGAAGGCCGTGGCGAACGTGACAAAGGCCCCCGGCCCACCGCCGAAGCCCAAGGCGAGCTCGGACACCTTGCCCACCTCCTGCCGCTCGAGCTTGGTCACGTCCTGCGGGGCCTTGCCGAGGATGCGGCCGGCGGTGACCTTGTAGAGGTCTTCGCCGCGCGCGAAGGCCTTGAGCTTCCACTCCTCGCCCGCCAGCCAGGCGAGCACGCGGCCCTCGATTGCCGACAGGTCGGCCACGGCGAGGGGCCGCTCGCGGCGGGTGACGATCGTGCCGCGAATGCAGGCGCTGGTCAGCTCCATGACATTGTCGAAGACGAGATCGGCGCAGCCCGCCTGCAGGGCCTCGATCCCGGTGTCGATCGCGCGCTGCAGCTCCTCGTCCTTCAGCTTGCCGATCGCCGGGCGGGGCAGGTTGTCGGGCTGGAACAGGCGGCCAGCCCACCGGCCGGTCCGCATGGCGCCGCAATACTGCTTCGTGCCGCGCAGGCGGCCGTCGCTGGAGACGCACTGGGTGAGGGCCTTGTACTTGGCCGTGCTGGTGGTCGAGGCCTGCAGGCGCACGGCGAGCAGCTCGCGCAGCTCGGGCGGCAGGTCTGCCGTCTCCAGCGCCTTCTCGACCGTCGAGCCGCGCATATCCTCGAGGCCCAGCTCATAGGTATCGTTGATGAATTTCAGCAGCGCGTCACGCTGGGTGGCCGCGCCGACCCGGCCATCCGTGAGCTCGCCGGTGCGCTCGGTCAGCTTGGCCTGGGCGGCATCCACGGCCTCGATCGCGGCGACCGCCAGATCCACGTCCACAGCCACGCCGCGATCGTTGATCGCCGTGTCAGCCGCCCACAGGCGCCGCTCGAATGGCGTCAGGTTCCACGTCGGCAGCTTCTTGTAGAGCTCACGCATGGCGGCGATGTCGGAGCGCGCGTAGGCGAGAAACTTCTGCCAATCCTCGGGGTGGCTCTCGGGCGTGGCGAAGCCGCCCTTCTTGTTGGGGATGCAGAACAGCTTGATCAGCCGCCTGCCGTCCGCGTCCTTCGGCGTCGCCAGCCGGAAGATGCTACTGAGAGAGGCGAGCGAGCCGGGGAGCGAATGCTGGTAGGCTATCGCCAGCGTGTCGTGGACTCGCTCGGGCGGGATTACTATGCCGAGGGCCAGCTTCAGGATGACGAGGTCGAACATGGCCCCGTTGTGCCAGACGTGAATGCAGTCGGGGTCGGCCAGCGCAGCCGCAAGGGCGGGCGGCATCGGCGCACCAGTGACCACTTCCCAGACTTCAACCGGCCCGTTGTCGATGGCGTACGCCCACAGCAGCACCGCTGCCTTCTCCC